ATATGCGTCAGTTGGTTCAGCTATTTCACCACCAGCCACACCGTAAACAAGGTCATTACCAGAGGAGTTTACGACAATAGCTTTTGATTGGTTGTTAGCCATGTCACTTACTATGTCTGCTATAATCCTTGCTTTAGTTGCCATAATTATTCTCCTGGTTTAGTAGGCCATGCAAAGCCTTCATCCTCTACTGATGCATATGTTTTAGTTATATCTCTTAAAGACTGCCTGTATGTTTTCCAATCATCTGACATTGTATTATCAGACAATGCTAGGTAATCTGTTTGTTTCAGCTTTGCATCTCTTTCTACTCTAAGCCTATTTAGATTTGCGTTAGCTTCAGCATCACCCATCTTTGCATCTATCTTAGATGTAGTTAAGCTAATCTCTTTGCCATCTTTATCCCATGCCTTTGCAGTGTTATCCTCTATATTAACAAGAATAGAAACCGCTGAAGGATAAGCAGCCGCAATAGCATCTCTTTTAATACTCATACCGTTACCTCATATATTGTTAATCGTGTTCCACCTGCATTATAGTCTCCACTAGCGTTGTTAGCAGACCCTATAGTCCTATTCATAGAAGTGCTATGTGATTTTAAATGGATAGTATAACTAGGTGATGTACCAGATGGCGTGTGTAAAACAGAACCGTAAATTTGCTGTACCATATATGGGGTTGCACCACTATCGTTACCTGCTGTAGAAGCGTGTAAAGAACGAAAAGCATTATCTAGATTTCCATTACCAATATTAGTTGACCCATCAAACACAGTAATTCGCATATGGCCTGCCCAAGAACCATGATACTGCTCACTACAAATACACTCTAATTGAACAAGAACCTTACTTCCTGAAAGGATGGCACTATCAAAAGTTGCTGTAATTAAATTTGTGTTTACATAGGTATTAGATGCTGTAGTAAATTCAGAATTGGCGGTAAATTGTTTTACTTGTCTAATGCCACCACTAGGTTTTGCTGCAAACTCTAATGCCGTACCGCCTGCATTTACTTGCATAATTTGTGTAGCAGAACCTAAAGCAACAGAGGAAACATTACCTGAACCATCTGTTGTAACTATTTTATTATTACCTACACCTATAGAAACTCCACCAGCAAATAGTGACCAGTGAGAAGAGTTTACTGTTCCTCCAGATGATGGTGTTTGCCCAGCAGCTGGTGTTCCGTTTATATAAACATATGATGACAGTGCGCCATCTGTAAATTGTACAACATCCCTTTCTTCGTATGTCGTGCCTGCTGCATAGGTTCCTTTATTTACAAAAGAAATTTTTCCTAGATCAACGGTTGCCATCTGTTACCTCCTTATATCGTTGCTATCAAATGACCACTTGCATTAAGTGACCAGGTGAAACCTGTTGCTGCGTACACAACATCGCTAAATGTGTTATATGTACTGCTTGTTATATTATCTGCCCCACCGTTAGTTGTAGTGATTTGCAATTTATCTGCTACGTTATCACTATTACTATCTGATAGGACGAACCCATAAACTTCTGCGCTACTTGCTGCGCCTGGTTGAAATCTATTGTTAGCTGAAGAATAAATTAATGCATCGCCATCGCTAACGCCTGACGTAACTACATCGTTTGCAGCAGAAATAGAAAAGTTAGCCAGGGTAAATGTACCGTAAGCTATAATATCTACTCTATCCGTACCACTAACACCTATAGCACTAGCAAAGACTACTGACGTACCATTAGTTACTGTCACGTCTACGCCATTTACCATCTTAATACCATTTAGGTACACGTCCACAAAGCCTGCATCGTAGGCTAACGTATTACTATTAGCATCAGACCCTGTAATTGTTGTGGTGCTGCTAGTTACTGCATACTGGAAGCGGTTAGCGGTGCCGTTAATGGCAGACGCTGCTGTAATAAAACCACCAGAGGCAAAAACTTTTAGTGCTTGCTGACCAGATTGTGTATGAAAATATAGGTCACCAATTTGTAAGGCCGAACCGTCATTTCTAGTAGATGGTGCGGATGCAAACCCACCAAGGTAAACATCCGCAAAATTTGTAATGTCTGTTACGTTGTTTGCAGCTGTTGTTATCTTAGCTGATATAGGTCCAAGCGCACTTATCTGTGTATTAAGACCAGCTACTGTTCCAATAGTGTTGGCCCCAGATAGATTAGCACCTACTGTGTTGACGTTTGCCAGGTTAGTAGCATTGCCACCAATAGTGTTAACATTGCCAATATTATTTCCTACATTATTAACATTAGTAATAGCAGCGGCTACTGTATCTATTTCAGATACGGCCTCATTCAAATCATTAGCTACTGTTTCTACTTCAGATACAGCTTCGTTTAAATCATCAGCTACTTTAATAATATCGTTAATGTTTGTAGCACAGGTATTAACTGAATTTATGTTTGTGTTTACTGTACTAATTGCAGCTGCTGCATTTCCAACAGCCTGCACTTGAGTTCGTATTGCGTTTACATTCTGGATAGCATCTGTTGCATCTGTGCCATCTTCTATGTCTGCCAAAGTAGCAATGTCAGCTGTTATAGCAGCCAGGGTTGATACGTCAGCAATCTTAGGACCAGCTTCTGGGTTACCAGTTGTTGCATTAAAACCTAATACAGTTCCTAATCTGCTTGCCTTTACAGGCATAGTCATATCAATGTTGTCTGGGTCACCTACTGGTGCTTTTATAGATCTATTTAATTCTTCTTTGTTATCACCAAGCTGCATAGTGATTGTATCAAAGTCAGCTTCTAAAGATGCCGCTGTAATATTACCACCAGCTGTATAAACACTAGTTCTTGATTTAGGAACATCAGATTTAATAGCTACCGTTTGATTATTTGTTGGTCTGTGATCAGTACCAGCAGATGGAGTGTTAGCGGTTCCACCCATATTGCTGTGATTAGCACAATAATAGTAAAGGGTAGGCGCACCAACAGGAACAATTATAGTTACCTGGGTAGATGAGTTATGAGTTACACCTGTAGTGTATTCAGTTCCCCCACCATGTGTGCCATTTGCTGTAGTTGAAAATTTAAAAGGATGGGCAGAAGGGTAGTTAAATATATAGGTATTGCCTTCAGTAAGATTTAAGGCTTGTTGCTGAACGCCTCCTATATAGAATACATTACCACTGCCAGGATTGTTTACTGTTACTGTGTATGTTGTAGATGTAGCAGCAGGCGGTGTAATAAATACAATCTTACCTGTACCATCAGCGTTTAGACCAGCACCATTACTGCTGTTCTTAATATCGTAATTTACGCTTTCTGTTTTCTGTACGTTATCTACAAATACTTTAATGTCAGAAGTAGCATTGACCTGGAAGCTAAAAGAAAACTCTGTTTGTGTTCCGTTAGCTGTAGCCTGTACCTTCCTTGTATTACTATTAACATCAAAATTAGCCATAACATACCTCGCTTAATGTATATACTAAATTGGATGTTTTGTCATTAGAGAACATCATTTACCTTACCCCAAACAATTCCTTTATGTTCTGCTCAGATGCTGCTTCCATTTCCCCTAGAGATGGTTTTACTAACAATCTTGGGTTAGTTCCTTGCTCATCTCTGAAACTTTCTCTTTGCTGAACGAGTGCTGCTAATTCTGGAAACTCATATATCATTAAGTCTTTTGCATATGATTTGTATTCATTGTCTATGCCTTTTAGAATATTAATTCTATGCGCCCTGGATGCAGCTGTTCTATCTGTTCCTTGAGTAACATTAGTCATTATCTGCATATTTTTGTAGCTGTCGTCATCTATAGCAAGGTTTAGACTAGCTACTACATTTTTAGGCATTAGGCTTTCTCCACCACTATACACCTGTGTTTTGAAGTATTCAGTAGCATACGGTGATTTAGCTGGATCATTATATAACTCTATATACCTTGCATATTGTTCTGCATTTAATTTTATCATAGGCTCACCCATAGTTAGGGATAACCTGGGGAAAGCAAAACTTAGAGTTTCTAACTCTTTATTAATTTTATTAGCACCAGGCTTAGTCATAATACGCCAAGGCTGTATTAGTTCCCAACCTGTACCTCTAGTTTGTGGAAGAGGCTCATTCCATCTGTTAGTCTTAACTGGTAGTTCGCTAGAGCATCCAGATGTTTTAGAACAAATACTATTTAACATTTCATAGTATGCTCTTGTAATAGGATACATTCCTGTAGGCCTATCCCAAAAAGGCATATCAATATCTTTATACTGGTCATCTGGTATTATGCTAGACCCATACTCACTACCCAAGGTCATGTCACCAAACTTAGCACCTTCACCGTATCCTGATCTTTCAATGCTTCCTTTTATTTGAACACCACCAAGGCCACCTGACATAACGTGTTCTTTAACAATACCGCCTGCCATAAATGTTTGTTTAGTTAATAACTGTACTAGTCTTTCCATTTTACTTTCATGGCTTTCAAACTTAGATCCAGCCAGGTCAACCATTTCTCCTATAAACTGTGTCATAGGCAAAGCAGTAGCTGTGTATTTCATAGTAGCTGTACCGCCACCAATCATAATATCTAGTGCCGTATCATCATTATCTAAATTGTAAATTATATCTGTAGCATCAGCTGCCATAGCTAGTGTTCCAGCTACAGGGTCATATCTTGCATAGCTAATAAAATCCCATTTATTAGTTTCTGGGTTTCTTATACCTATAGAATAAGGTTCGTTGTTTTCTAACCACCTTCTACGCTGTTCTTTATCTCTTGGACCGTAACCATTTATTACAAAGTTTTCATCATAACCACCAGAGGCCACATACATTGTTGTTCCAAACAAGGCCATGCCTGTAGTCATACGAACCAAGGCTTCTTTCTTTTCCCTGGCGTTACCATTAATAATTTTATCCCTCATTACTGAAGGCATCATTAATGCTAATGGTGTACGCTCTGATACTCTTCGTACAATTTGAGTTGGTGTTTTATAAAATGGAACCCAGATCTTAACGATTGGATTATTAAAGAAGCTACTAGCTGAACCTAATGTGCCAGGTAGGTCATCCTGGAAAGTAATCATTCTAGCAAACTCTGAAGCCTCATCGAATGTACCTTGGCTGTTTTGTGTTTTTACATATGTAGCCTGGTATACTTTTTGTGCAGCAGCATTTATTTGTTCTATTGTTTTTCCGCTATCTTTCATAGATAGACGTTTTGCTTTTGCAGCATCACTAGCTGCACCATGTGCCAAGGCATCCATTTGCATACCTCTACCCATAGTTTTAAAAAATTCATCAATAGCTATCATAGGACGATAACCCATTGCTCTCATCATTATGCCGAAACCATCTATAGATAGAGCAGCTGCGCTTTCAATGTTTCCCCCTCCTTCGCCCATCAATCGGTTACGCAATCCAAATGCGTGTCTAGTGATTGACCTACCACTTACATCTAACTTAGAAACATTTTCTGTCAGTGACTTTTCATGTACAAGTGCGTGTGACATAGCCATGAGTGCTTGAGGAAAATATGTAGCGTGTGCCTTAAGCATCTGCCAGCTTTCTCCAAACTCACCCATGAAGAACCGCTCTATCATTTGCAGTTCCATCATTACAGCTGTACCAGCTGCGTTGTATGCATGGGTAACACCAGACGATAACAATGCTGTCTGATATATTTCCATAATCATTCTTGGTGTCATCTTAGCTGTTTCTAAGAATGTGTTACGCAAGAATTTATTTCTAGTCTTATCGTTAGGTAAGTTTTTGTAGGCAACCAGCATTGTCCTAACAACATCCTCACCACCATTTGCTTCTAGAAACTCATGTACATTTTTATCACTTATGTTTGCAGTAAAATCAGATACAGTATTAGTATCCATCCAGGACCGTAATGCGTTAATACGGCTTTTACCTGGTGATGCAATAATCTTATTTGATACTAATGCTCTACCAATATCTTCTTGTGCGCCTACTAATTGTATTTGAGCATATGCACTAATGTTTAATGCCTGTAGTGCCTGGGCCATGTCTACAGCTTCACCAGACTTCTCATATTTCTTTAGAGATTTCTGTGCCATTATTTCAAATGACAGTACAGTACGTCTAGCTGCTAGTAGTTGGCTATCACTAAACAATCTATCACCAGGCTTACGCTCTAGTAATTGCAACATAATATCTACTGAACCAATTTTATTAGCATCAGCTATAATTTGCTCAAAACCTCTTTCACCTTTTTGCAGTAAAGGTTTTCCATCTGGTCCTGTAGTTTTACTGTAATGCTCATACATTGCTGCAATCAGTTTCTTAAACTGAACGTCAGCTGTATCGCCTTCTAATTTGCTATCTATTTTATTTAAGTTAGGAAGAACAACATCAAAGTCTATGTCATCTCTTTTCATAAACTTTTTAACGTCATTAAGTTCTTCTAATGACATGGAACGTATTAAAACATTACCACTAGTATCAGTAGTTGATATAGGGTTCTCACCCTTAATATTAATTTTTTCTTTTGTTTTCTTTTGTGATGGGCTTCTTACTGCATCACCACCACCCATGGTATTTGTCCAGGCATCAACAGCATCAGTTACAACACCAGTAATTTTTTTAGTAATATTTGCTTGAGCGTATTGTACTGGCTCCCCATCAGGGTATTCAGTCTGTACTGGATTTATAAACTCTTCATCTGCTATCTGGCCTGTGCCATCAATAACAGTTTCTGTAGGTACATCACCACCTTGAGGATATTGTGGATCTACGACTACTGACGATTGTTTATCAATTTCGTCTTTAGGTATAGACATTATTCACCTCCCTCATTGTTTATAGGAGGTGTAGTTGTGTCTACTCCTCCGTCTGTTTGTTTTCCTCTGTAGGCTGAGTTGTAGCTGTCTGATTTTGTCCATCCATATTTGGTGACGATTTCATCTTCTGCTGCTTCAACCCTGTCTGCATATTTACTGACGATAGAACGAACCCTTTCTTGAAGATCGGATCGTCCTCCGAAAGTTCCTTCCAAATAATATTCTCCATTAGGATACTCCTTCCAGCCTTTGCCACCATCATTCCAATTAGTATTGGTGACGTATACTTTTTGAGAGGACGCTGTACCAGCTTCTAACTTACCACTCGATGTCTTTATATCAGATATCTGTAGAATATTCAAGACTTTCCTAACTCTATTTTGGAAATCTGTAAAATCCTCTGCTCCTCTTTCACCCATCCAATGTACAATATTTACGCCAGTTTCTGTAGATGCTGGTGAATAATCAGAAGAACCAAATTCAGTAGTAAGTAATTCGTCTAGCTTTTTTGCTTCTGTTTCAGTAAATGGTCTACCAATGTTAACAACAACAGCATCTCTGTCTGCTGCTTTACCAGCTTTATAAAACACTCTATGTGCGCCAACGCTATCTTGTTTTAACAAAATACCTCTTGCTGCTGCATAAACTTTTACAAGGTCTAATGTAGCCTCATCAACCTCACCAGGTTGACCTTTGTACTTCATAGGCATTAATGCATATGTTTGTGTACCAGGGCTTACAACGCCTTCAAATATACCAGGAGCATCAAAACTGCCTGGAGATAGTAATCCTACTTCTTTAGCTATTAAATCTTTACCATCATCACCTGTTAATGATTTCGATAATGTAAAATGAAAGTCAGCTTGCTCATTCATTGAAGCATTAAATATTTCTGGAAAATGTCCACTAGTTTGAGATGGTTTTGTTTCCCATGATATCTGTCCTAAATTTCTTTCTAATGCATCTTTGTAATCAAACTTCATTTGAGATACAGGCTTACCAGCTTTTTCTGCTTTTTGTACAACCCACATAGCTGCTTGGACCTGGTAAGGTGTCCAGCCTAACTTGTTAGATATTCTGTTAACTTCATTTTCAATAAACGTATATTGTGCATCTGTAGGCATTTCATTCTTTTTATCGAAACCAAATATTCTTAACATATGCATATCAACAGTAACGCCTTGCGCTCTTGATGGATCTACACTTGCCATAATATTGTTATAAAAAGTATTTGTCTTTCTGCCTGACCAATCCTCACCATCAAACATTTTTTGTAATCTAGCACTCATAGCTGTAGGAAATTTACCTGTTAATATTTTTTCCCCAGCTTTGTGTTGATTGTATGCTTGAATAGCAAATTGAAAATTAGATAGTACAGGTGTAGATCCAGCACTTGTTATAGCAATAGCTTGTGCTATTTTGTCTGCTTCATCTACATTACCATCTACTAGATTTAATATTGCTGTTCCAGAACGCTCATACCAAAAACGTCCTTCTTCTCCAGCCTCTGCTACTTTTAATAAATTCTTTCTATATGAGCCTAGTTTTTGTGGATTGTTTATTGATCTTGGTGCGCCAACATATTCTCCACTATCTCCAGGTCTACGTTTTACAGGGTTAACATTAGCTGGTGTAATCTCGTTTGTTTCTACTGTAGGCGTTTCTGCAACACCAGTTGTATCATCAATAATTTGATCTACATTTCTAGCTGCAACACTTTCAGCTGATGGTGTTATCATCTCTCCTACTTTATTTACGACACGTTTACCGCCTTCCATAAGAACCTGACCACCTCTACTTAAGGCAGGGCCTATTGTGCTTCCTATAGCTGTTGAGGTGGCCGCTTCACCTACATTTATTTCATCTTGTTTGCCTGCTCCTATTTTTACTTTTTGTTGGCTTACGTTAAAACCACCAGCATAAGTTCCACCTTCTGCAATCATAGCCAGATCAGATGCATCAGGCTTTGCTGTTACAATTTTTTTAACTGCTTCTTTAAATCCTACCTTACTTAACTGCTTACCAGCTGCTTTACCAATAAGACCAATTCCCATAGTTCCCAGACCCACCAAATTAGAATAATCAAATACAGTGTAATAGGCACCACGCCAGAAATTCTCCGCTAACATTCCTTCACGATCAGATGTTTCCATTAGATAGTACATAGCGTGCATTGCTTGAGCAGGCGCACTTTCTAATTTAACAATATCAAAAACCATATTAGTAAAATTGTTTTCAAAGCTAGACATAAAATCTATGCCCCACTCTGAATATTCTTTATCTGTTTTTAATTCATCAGCACCAGGCATCATAAAGCCTCTAAGCATTTTAGATGCTCTTGACCAGTTAGGATCATCGACTACTGTTTCTTGTCTTAGTTTTTTAACTCTTTCTATTTCGCTATCTGAAATAAGATCATATGGAAAACCATGAACCTCAATTTGTTTTTTCTTATACTCCATAGCTTCAGGCGTACCTTCTTCTATGTCACCAGGTAGTCCTGTTTTTAAAGGTAATTCACCAGGATAATATTTTTGTTCACCTGTATTTTTGTCGTAATAAATAGAATAGCTTTCACCAGCCCCTGCGCTACTACCACTGCCGAACCAATCTTTATTCCATTGTTTTGAAAATTCATCCATTAATCTGTACTCCACAATGGTAACCTGGTCTGGTCAAAATTAGCACCATTGAACATAGCGTCTGTATCTTCTAATAGACCTTCCCATTTTTGTAAGTTAGCTGTATCGTTTGCATCTCTTGCACTATCAATAAACATTAACACTTGCCTTCTTGTGTAACCTTTCATTCTAGTTACTAAGGCTGCGTCTTGTCCTTGTGCGGCAGGGATTTGCTCTGTTATTAATCTAGGTAAATTATCTGTTACCCATTTATCAGCATCAAATGTACCAGTAGTATCACTACGTCTTTCATTATTCATTGCTGTTATAGCTGCTGACAATACATTTGCTTCCTGGCTTTTTAACCAGGTCTTGTCTAAATACATATCTGCTGGTACGCCTAATTCTTCTTTCATTCTTTTGATTGCGTTCTTCATATTGTCATCGTAAAGACTGCTATATTTAGTAACGATTGTTTTGTAATAATCAAAAGTAATCTTTTTATCATTTAAGGCTTTAGTAACATCAGACATATCATACTGTGGTGTTACCCTAACTAAATCCATTTCAAAATTAGCTTCAGTATTAACATCATTTCTTAATGCAAAAGAATAATCACCAGTGCCTACTTTGGTGTGAAGATCATATGCTCTTTTCATTTCTTCGTATTTTTCAGGATCGTTTTGCTTTATAGCAGCAAGTGCAGTTTCCATAGTAGTAAGAGCAGTAGCTTTATCATTTGCGTTATTTGTGTCGTTGTAAGTAATTAAAGATTGATTAAAGTTTGTAGTTTCTTTTCTTACAGTATCTTCTCTAACTGTATTATTAAATCCAATTTCTTTAGTAGTGTCATCCATAATATTATTCCAACCTGTACGCAGATTATTAATAATATTATTTCTATCTTCAGCTTTAGTAGAAAATAAAGCAGCCCTTACACTAGGTGGTAACTCTTGTGCTATTTTACTTTGTGGTCCTTTTTCTACAGCCAGCTTAACTCTATTATAAAAAGTTCCCCTGGTAGCAGATCCTTGTTTATACATTTCTTCTAGAACAACATTTGATTGTATCTGTAATACTCTTGCATCAAATGCATTAGCTAATTTAATAACCTGACTTTCGCTCATACCAACACTGATAGCACCAGTTAACATTTTCTTTTTTTCTGTTTGAATAATCTCTGCTAACACTGCGCCACTAGCTTTTGTTTCTACTAACTCACCTTTTTCATTTTCTGTTTGTTGGCTTACTGAACCAAGAATAAGGCTACGCAATCCACCATTTGTATTATCAAGAAACAATTCTGCACCAGCTGCATATGTAGCTATACGCTCATCTTTCTCACGTTTAATATATGCACTAGCTTCTGTACTTACTTTTCCATAAGCATACAGGCCCATCTCTGCTCTAAACTTTTTAGCCAGGGCTGGTGATGTTTGGTCAAATGTTGCAGCATACCCATCTATTACAGTGTTAAATTTATCCTGTAACATTGCAGGGTCTAAGTTTTGTTTTTCGTAATCAGTTAAATCAGTAAGGATAATTCTTTTAGCTGATAGAGTAACATCATCATATACAGCTGTAAGAGCAGCATTTTGTGCAGCCCTTCCATAAACACTATACTTATCTCCAGGTAACTCTACTTCTTTACCAGTAGATCTTGCAGCTTCTAATTGTTCTGCTGTTGGTGCGTTTTCTGCTCCAAACTCTGCACCTTCTATTTTTGCCATTCCTTCAGCTTGACGCATAAAGAAATTAGACATTTGATCTAGCTTGTTAGAGATAGCACCGTATCCCCTCGCTATTTCTTTTTCAGCAGCAAAGTCTACATTAGGTAAGTTTAACCTTTGTAGTTGCTGTTCATATCTAAGTTGCTCTGCCATTATACAATGGCCCTCATATACCCATCAGATAATGTTGCTTTTGCTGGTGCCATATATGATCCAGCTGCTGTAGTTGTGGCAGCTGCATTAGATGCAAACATTCCTGTTAGTCCTGATGTTCCGTAAACCTGACCAGCTGTTACAAAAGACATACCAATGTTTACAGCAGCCATAGTCTTAGCATTAGATACTGCTACCTGGCCTGCATATCTATAATTATCAGCCTGGTATTTACCCATCTTCTTAGCAATGGTTGCGTTATCTCTAGCTATAGTAAAATCATTTACCCCTTGCCTTAGATTATATGTAGCAATTACATCTGCACTATCATAAGAAGCATAAGGATCTAGGTTACCAGCTGCTGCTCTTGCAGTATTAGCTGCTAAGACCCTGTTAAGTTTTTTAATAGAGTTAACACCTTGCTGTTTATATGCCAGGGCATCAAGACGTGACTGACGTTCTGTTATGTCAGCTTGTCTGTTGTACATTTTCTGTTGTGCTTTTGCTTGCTGTATAGATGCATAACTTCCAACAACAGCAGAAGCGATTGCAATTACGGCTAAAGTTGGTCCACTCATTGTCCTACACTCACTTTATAATCTAAACTCAAAACCGTCAGGAATACTGGTTGAGTTTGGGTTATTGTTATTTGTGCATCCCTGGAATAACCAAGGAAGCCATGTTGTTTCTTTTTTCCTGTAAATGATGTAACGCCACCAGCACCACCAAGTGCAGCTGTAGTTTGCAAAGGAACAATCTTTCCATTAAGTGCTAGGTTTTGTGATAGATATACATTAGGTGTAACTTCTAATATTCTTTTTCTTTGTCCAGCAACAACGCCACTAGGCAATCTAAGTTCTATTGGATTAGTTTTTACTTCAACGCTGTAATCTAAACCAACCTCAAGATATGTAGATGGCTGACCACCAGCTGTTATGTTACCGCTAGAAACCACTTGATCTGCATCTACAATATCATCTCGTATTACTTTTGTAGTCTTGCCATCTAAATGTGAATGGCCTCCATAAGTAGTGCCTGAAAATCCTGTAGTCTTTTGTACTGCACTATCTGTTGTAAAATCTTCATCAAATATTTCTAAATAGTATTTTGTTGCGCCACCTACAGTTCTTTTAACTATTGTGTAGATGTCATCAATATCTACAGCTACATCTTTAAAAGTTCCATCTGTTACCAGGTGTGATGGTGCTACAATGCTTTGTCCTTTGTTTAACATGAATGCAGCTATCTGACCTGAATGTTGTAGACTTGCTGCTCTGTATCCTGTTGTGTCCTCTCCATTAACAATAAGAAATAAATCACCTTCAGTAGTATCCGTTGCAGAACGCAACGCCATCTTCTGTGGATCTACAAGTAAATGAGATGCAAGCAATGATATGTTATTAGCAACGTATGAAAGTTCTACATCACTAAACAATAGTTCTCTTATAGCTTTACCAGATCTTTGTATAAATAATGTGCCACCTTCGGCAGCTGCTGGTTTAATAAAAGGTTTTGCTCCACGTTTTGTACTAGACTTAGCAACAACATTAGAAGGTGTTATTGGGTCTAGGTCACCTTGTGGAATGAAAAACTCAGCCCCTGTGGTAAAGACTTGTAAATCTCTACCAGAACGTAAACCAGTAATAGTATTAACGCTGTCAGTAGCTAACGTAATTTTAATAGCATCATCATCTAATCCTTCAGCTGCTTTAAAGTTAAAAAAGTTTCCAACCTTAGAACCACACAATGTTGATGGTAATGATGCGCTGCCTCCAAAAAATAAACGTCCTTCATGGAACGTAGCAGTAAAAGGCCAGCCTCTGCTATTTGACCAGGCATCTTCATAACCGCTTTCTTTTATATAATTTCCACTAGCTATAGCATCGGTACTAAAAAATGGAACCTCTACTACCGCTTCTACTTCTGTAGCAGAATTGAATTGTGTTATTCTTGCTCTACCAAATCCATTATCAGCTTCTAGAAATTGATCTACATCACTTGAAGAAAATATACTAGATGACGCTGTGATTGTTACTGTGCCATCTACTTTATCTGATGTAATAGTTCCTGATGGACTTGTTGTGGTAAGAGTAAATGCGTGTTTAGGTACAGTAATTTCTGATACTAAACTAGTTGCTGTCCAGGTAGTATTGTTTGCTCCCCTTACTACTTTGAAGGGTGCAAAGTGAGGATGAACAACAATCAACGTGTCAGCTGATTGTGTAAAACTTAATTGCTGTAAATCAAATGTAGATACGCTGTATAAAGTTCCTACACTGTAGTCTAAATAATTATTACCAGATCCATTTATATTAGTAAGCAAAGTGCCTGCTTGATAAAAATGCATACGAATTGTTGTTTGATTATTTATAGCAGTCATAACAATCATAAAAGATTGTGTAGATGAAAACTCAAATGGTACTAAGTGATGACTGTTAGCTGCGCCTTGTGCAGTTAAATCTAAAAGAAACTTTAACCCAGGCCTTCTACTAAAACCTCCTTGAGGTTCAAAGATAACATTCTTTGCAGAAGAAACACTGGTGTAGTATTGCTGTAAGTCTAGTCGTCCATATAGTAATGGATCTATCTCACCAATACTAAACGATGCTTGATATTGCTGTACCCTACTCATCTAATATCTGTAAGCAGATAGTCACCCACTACAGATGGTGTCTGCCCTCCACTATCGATAGATGCAGCCTGTCTAAAAAAACCACCCCTCATGTTTTCAGCTACCGTTCCTAGTGCAATTTGTTTCCAATAATCTGATTTAGTTGTTTGGTCTGTAATTACTTCAGCTAAATGCCAAGCCATTTGATAGGCAAGTAATGTTACAAAGTATGAAGGCATAGACCCTTCACCTACTGCCTTCTGATAATCTATATGAATTTCTGTTGCGTCTGTTCTTAAAACAGCTACGCCACTAGCTGCTTGTCCTACTTCCCAATCTTTAAATAATTGTGCGCCTGGTGTGCTGCTTGTTCTTACTGCTTCAGGTACACCTATAAGCATATCGTTAGGAAATAAATATTGATATGTCCATTCGTTTTGTGGTGCGTTGCTATCTCTTGAAAGCTGTGTCTTTGCAATAGTGAAAGACCACTTGTACATTCCTAATGTAGAAAACTTTACTTCTTTGTAGATGGTGTTGCAGGCTTGTGCAGCTGAAGATCCATCAGAAAAACTTGTGATAGCTTCCGCTCCTAATAGTAACAACGATTTATTACAAATTGTTACATCTGTGTCACCTACTGCCATCTATGCCTCCTTATAATAGGAAGGGGGGTTTCCCCCCCAACCTTGTTATTATTAGTCGCCATCAGTGCTTGCTAGTGTAGTACCATCGTTCACATCAACAACCGAACCAGTGTTCGATAAGACATAAACTAAAGTAGCAACCAACGTACCGCCTGTGCTTGAGTTGACAAAGATCATATCGCCAACGCTAACTTCTTGGGCTACTGAATTAAAGTAACCTTCAGTGTTAGCTGTAGCAATAGTATCTGCTGTCGTATAAGCGAACATCTGAGGGGCTGACCCTTTCTTAGACTGTCCACCGATTGGGTTCCACCCATCTCTACTAAACGCCATGATTAAGCCTCCCTACAGACAACATCTACAATACCGTCAGTATCGATTGCGATACTTCCCATAGATAACTTGGCTGTCACCAAGAAAGATGTTTTTTCTGCTATATAATTAATTTCAGTTGAAGCAGGCATCCCTACTGCAACCCCTAGTGCGGATTGATGAAACGCAAAACAAGTACGATCATTAGAACCATCAATAGATAATCCACCCTCATCCCTGTCACCAAGAATGTGGAATTGGAAACCCATCATGCTTCCGATCTGACCGCTTATCAAATTTTGAATATTCTGATAATCGGCACTAATTGCTCTTTCATCACCAAGTAGTCCAGCCAAGTTATTCGCATGAATAATCATGTGACGATTTTGGGCTGGTACATTCTTAGCATCCATAGCTTTCTTCGTTGCAATGATCTTACCCATGTTAAGGTCAGATGCTGCTGCACTACCAGTTGTAACAACAGTGTTAGCCACTGTGCTACCAGCTGATGCAGCTGCCAACGCATCCAAGATAATTTGATCTTGTCTACGTCCGATAGCTGAACCAACAACCTGTGCAAGTTCTCTTCGCTCATCAAAGTTGATCTTGTTTTGAAGAAAGATATCGCTGTATTCTGATGCGGAAAAATCCGTAAGAGAACAAGCGACACTTGAAAAACTAGTGTTTAGAGGAACCACGTCAGTTCCTGGAGTTCGAACACTAGCTTGTCCTTTCCCTACCTTGGGAAAGTTAACCGTAGAACCGACAACGCCAGTTCTGGTTCGTGCTGCGCCAGTTAATACCGCTGATCCTTGGTACGCTTGATGTACCTCTGCTTCGAACAGCTGGGTAAACGCTGGCGACAAGTTTGCTCTTGTTGTCATAATATGCCTCCTAGCATAAAAGTTACGTTTACATTACTCGCAACAGTTATCCAGAAAGTCTGGGCTGTAACCTACGGCATACGCTGCCGCAACGACTGATTTCTCAGCTGCCAGAACGGCTGTGGTTACAGTTATCGTTCACAATAAGTTATACCTTACAAGACCCATCTTGTAAAGTTATTTGTATCGCTCCTCAAATTCCTTCTCTACTGACCTAGTGTAAGATGGGTCTGTTCCATATTTAGGATCTGCCATCTTAGAGTTAATCCTATTACGAAAATCATCTTCACTTTCTTTTCCAGCTTGATAAGCAGTAGTAGTTGGAATAGTGATATTCTCGCCTGTCATTGCTCTAACCTTTTGCAATAGACGTGCGCCTGTAGCTGTACCACCCCATATATCTATTTCTGACAATTCATCTTCAGAGATAATTCCTTTACCTACTAAACCATTTGCCCAGGTAATATTAGATTTAATTATCTCATCTGCATTTTCACCTAACGCTTTTTTCTCCTGTGCGATAGATAGTGTTTCTGCTTCCGCATTGACCCCACCCATCTCCATAACTTTGCCTGCCAATCCTTCAAACGCTGCTTGTGAAATACCATTGTCTTTTGCCCATCCAGAAAAATAATCTAGAAGTTCATCACCTTCAGGAATGTTATCTCCTAAAAATTTTGTATCATACTTTCCATCTTCAGGGGCTTTGTGTTTTCCTTGAGAGAATTGTTTTTCTAGATTTGAATATGCATCCACAATCTTTTCTAGATTAGGACCATCATCATCCCAAAACTTTTCTGGATACCATTCAGGTCTTTCATATGGACCATCATTAACATCTTCGTCTTGTGGCTCAAGATGTGGAATTTCTCCAGGCTCTTCAGTTTCAGTATTTGTTACTGGTTCACTTTTTCGTGCCTCATCCATTAAACCTTGAGGTTCAGGTTGTTGCTGCTCTTCTGTTTTTACAGTTTCATCAGCAGCCAGTGCCTCATTCGCTTGGCTCATTTGCTCTCCTTACACGTTGTTGTATCTCTCTCACAATAGAGTTCTGTCCTTCTCTAGCGTAGCCATAACTTGCGTCTGCGCCAGGAACCCAACAGGGTTGATCAAGAGTTATTTGTTTAAGATGTTCCAAAACTTCCCTGCCTTCTGCCGTTAAGAAACATTTCCTGTATGCGATATCTAGCTTTCGTTGTGCATCAATATCGTTAATCCGTAGTTGGTGTACGTTAGCATCTATGCCATCCCATCCTACAGAATTAATATCTCTAATTTTATCTGCGTTGTTAGCCATCCATTACCTCTCCTTCTTGAGGTGGTGCAGCCCCAGCTTGGTCAGGTGCTGCTCCCTGGCCTGCTTGGGCTGCTTGCTGCTGCATCTGCATTTGCATCTGTTGTGCTTGTTGAATTATTTGCGCTCTTTCTTCTGGAGTAGTTCTAAGAGATGCATCAATTCCCATATGATCTAAAATGTAGTCACCAACCTTTTCTGGATTAACAAGGGCCATGCCTGCTCCTCCAAAAGATTGTGCTATCTGCATAAACTGTAATACGTTTTGTACCTTCTCCATATTAGAAGCCATAGCTAATGGTGATTGAGGTTCAATGTTTACTTCCAGGCCATTTACTTTTAATGGAAGATCTACCATACCTTCTTCATCCATTAATTCTAATGAACGTCTAACGATTGGATACATTGTTTCGTTTATCAATCTTCCAAAAGCTGCACCTAAATTTTGTGATAGTTCTTTCATACGCTCTACTATTTCAGTAGCAGACCTTGCTGACATATTGTCAGGTGGTAAACTTTCATCGTACAAAGTTTTTTTAATATTCATTCTTAAATCATTCGCAATAAGTTGCGATAGATTTGTATCACCAGATCTTGGGAGCGGTGCCAAGGACGGTCCTCTTGGACCACCATTGGAGGATACGCCAATGATTGCCCCTGGCACTATCTGAATAGCTTGAGGGTTCAACACGCCATCATCAACAGCGGTGAACACGCCACCTATAGAAAGGGAAGCATTTTTCAGATTTAACTCTATAACTTTGTTAAGTGTTTTAATATCAGGAAGAGCATATAAACAAGGACCTCTTCCCATAATTTCACCTGGTGCTACCATAAACCTACTGATAACCCATGGTGAAGATTTTAATTCTTTATGTAAAATTTTGTAGTCGCCTTCCATTGTCATCAGACAATAATCGACTTTACCTGTTTCTTTATTTGGATACGTTGCTTCAAGCAGTTCAATATATTCGCTAGGTCTTTCTCTATACTTAGACAAAACCTCTTCTGGAAATTCAACACCAGGAAACTCTTGCTCGACTACTTCAAACGGTCTTTTAAATTTTCTAAAAACAAAATTAGGTTTACCGTCTGGTCCTTCATCAAATGTAATTTGATACATAGGAATAGCTGTGTACCTAATAGGCTGTAGTTCATCTCCTTTTTGAATTAGCATTACAGCTGTGCCAACAGCCAGGTCTAACAAAAATTCTCCAATCGCCAAGTCAAATCCTGATTGACGCATGACGCTGAACATTTTTTGATTATACATATCCAAAACTTGTTGTGCTTGAATATGTCTTTCAGGAGGAACGTCTGAACCTGGACGTAGCCTGCACCATTGCTGTTGTGGAGGAAATAAAGCAGACTGTATTCTGTTGGCAAATCTTGCTGTAGAATGAATAGCGGTACTATCAAATACCCTCTTCATTTTGTTTTGACCAGGAGTGTCCTGTTCATAATACCCATCGTATAAATTACGCATAGGCAAACAATATTCGTAAGCCTCTTCGTAAATACTACGCCACTGCTCTTTTCTTG